TGGACATAAGCATACTATATGTACATGGCAAAGTCTAAATGTGTTGCTAAAGAACACAAAGAATCAAACAGTTGATATCACCATACATGAGTTCTTAGAAGATGTGGTTGCAGTGATAGTTGATGAAGTACACATGGCTAAAGCAGATGCACTTAAAACACTGCTAACTGGCGTAATGAGCAAGATACCATTGCGTTGGGGACTAACTGGCACAATACCCAAAGAACCATTTGAGTTTCAAGCACTGCATTGTAGCCTAGGTCCTGTGATAAATCAACTTAGTGCAAGCGAGCTACAGGAAAAAGGTGTACTTGCGAACTGTCATGTGAATGTTGTGCAGTTAATTGACCATGCAGAATTTACAAACTACCAAAGCGAATTAAAGTATCTATTTGAAGAAAAAGGGCGATTAGATACCATTGCAGGCTTGGTTATTGAAGTAAATAAAACGGGTAACACATTGGTGTTGGTTGATAGAATAAGTGCTGGTACAGAGCTACTAAACAGAATGGGCGATGAAGCTGTGTTTGTAAGTGGTGCAACTAAAGCAAAAGCAAGACAGGATGAATATGATGAAGTGGCTACTGCGACAGGTAAAATCATTATTGCTACATATGGTGTCGCGGCCGTGGGCATTAATCTGCCACGTATCTTCAATCTTGTCCTTCTTGAGCCTGGTAAAAGTTTTGTACGGGTTATACAAAGTATTGGCAGGGGTATTCGTAAAGCGGAAGACAAAGACCACGTCCAAATCTGGGACATAACATCTACTTGCAGATTTGCAAAAAGACACCTAACCAAACGTAAAGCATTTTATAGAGAAGCAAACTATCCTTTTAGTGTAGAGAAACTGGATTGGAATGCGTAACAAAGCGGAGAAATTATGAGAATACTAACACTAGACAATACTGTGTTTGATTTAGATACATTACCGGAAGAGATAGATGACTTGCGTTTTTCAATCTTTGACAACAGTGATCCAACCAATCCAGATCACTTGTACATACCACTTATATTTTTAGAAACATTTAATTCGCCAGCATTGGTACTACGGATTGGTGAACAAACAATGAAAATGCCAATTGATTGGCAAGTGTTAATTGGAGAGCCAGAAGTAGGCGACTTAGAAATGCTACAACTTACTAGCATTAACGATAGAGGATTTAAAGTATTTCAGTTTAATCCACTAACCAGTTTTAGACCTAGTTACATGGATATTGAAATTGTTGATGTGTACCAGGACGTAACATGGTATGTGCCTAAATTGAAAAATGGACAGATGTTAGCAGTTCCAGTAGAAGACAAAGACGATCCACGATGTGCGTACTTTGTCAAAGACATCAGTCGTAACTGTGAAATCGTGGACTACAATAAGGCGTGGTAATATGGAATTTACAAATGGCATATTTAATGTAATAAAAAACAAGTTAGACGATAGTGCAATTTTGGCATTGATTTATACTTGCGGTCATGTTATAATAGCAATGAATGTTGTGTATTGGATGACTGGTGCAAGCATATGGGAGGCTGGACTGGTAGCACTGGTCGAACCTTGCATAAATGGTGTATGGTTTTATATATTACATAGGCTATGGAAGAAATATAATGATTGAAGATCATTGGGATTTATTTGGTCCTGGAGATGTGCCAGGATACTTATGTGCTGAAGATATTCCTGCTATAGAAATCTTGAGTAAAAAAATAAAACCAGATGGTACATTAGTAGAAATAGGAGCATTTTTGGGCAAAAGCTCAGTTGAGTGGGCTAAACATTTACCAAATAGTAAAATTATTTGTATCGACGGCTTTAACAGTCCTTATCATGTGCTAAAACAATTGCTAATACAAGCCGATTTTCAAGTCCCTCAAGGCCCATGTACGCACCGACAAATGTTTGATTACTATACAAAGGAATATCAAAATATTTTTGCCGTTGAAGGATTTTTTAATAAAACATTTGGTTATCCTGGTAAGGCTGATTTTGTATTTGAAGATAGTACACACACTGGTGAGTATCTAGAGTTTGCATTGCCGTTTTGGTGGAAACATATCAAATCAGGTGGCATTTTGGCTGGCCACGATTATGATAACGAAGTCAAAACAGCAGTTGATTTATTTGCCGTAATATACAATACGAAAATACGTACAGTTGCTGAAGGTAGTTCTATATGGTATACTATAAAAGATGAATAATAAACTTTCTATTGCAAATGAAATGCGGTGCTTGGATAGCAAGGATCGCAACTTCTATGACAGTCTGACAGACGAAGAACGTAAGAAGTATTCAAACTTTCTTATGATACGTTGGAGCAGTGCAGTACAAGGTCCTGCAGAACTGCAAGAATATTATTTGGTTGCGTGTAACGAAAGACTTAACAAGCATTTCTTTGATATCAACAAGCATCAAAAACTACAATGGTTGTGTGCTACAAGTATTTCGCCAGGCATGGGTTCGCACAGACATCAATGGATCTCTCCTAAGAAGAAGGACAAAGGCAACAACGAAGGCAAGAAAATACTGATGGAACTGTTTCCTGCAATGAAAGCAGATGAGATAGAACTGTTGAGCAAGCTGATGACAAACAAGGAACTAAAGGAACACATGCGTGACAGTGGAGTCGCAGACAAAAAGTGAACTGTATAAATGCAAGTACTGCGAACGTGAGTTTAGAAAAGAAAGCACACTAGCAGTACATCTCTGTGAGCAAAAACGCAGATATCAAGAAGAAAAAGAAGTAGGTGTACAGATTGGATTGCAAAGTTATTTAAAGTTTTATACCATGACACAGGGCAGTGCAAAACTTAAAACATATGCTGATTTTGCTACATCACCGTACTACAAAGCATTTGTAAAATTTGGTAGACATTGTGTGGGTATCAATGCAATCAACGTGCCCAAGTTTGTTGAATGGGTTATAAAGCAAAATAAAAAATTAGATCACTGGTGTAAAGAAGCAGTGTATGATGAATACTTGCGTCAGTACATTCAAAGAGAAGCACTAACTGATGCACTAGAACGTGGTATTGAGTATAGCATAAAATGGAGTGAAAAAACTGGGCATCCTGCACAGGACTTTTTGCGTTACGGAAATGACAACAGTGTAGCATTTGCAATAAGTACTGGACGAATATCACCATGGTTGGTATTCAATTGTGAATCAGGACAAGCATACTTGTCAGACATGAATGCTGATCAAACAAAAATAGTATGGCCTTGGATTGATCCAGACTTTTGGACAAAAAAGTTTAAAGACTATCCAGCAGATCAAGCATACTGCGAAGAAATATTAAAACAAGCAGGATGGTGATGAAAGTACTTTGCCTCGGTAATAATCACAAACACACAGATGAACTTACAAGCAAACTTGGAAATAACCACGGTTTAATTACTGACATTGATATACAAATTGATGATGGATTTTACCATACCAGTGTTCTTGATTTAACAAACAGTGAAATACTTGAACTTTCCAAACAGTTTGATGAAGTAATTGTGCTAGATCAATCTATAGAAAAATGGAATCATCCTGCTGAGTTTCATGCAACACAAGATATAGCCAAAAGAATTGGCAACAAAGTACGTTGGCAAAATGCAGATGGAAAATTACAATTAGAATATTGGCAAAATTTAGTTGATACTAACAAAAGTATTTGTATATTTCCTTTTATCGAGTTACTTACACAGAATGGGCATACCACAGTTTGTTGTAGAAGTTTTAAACCTGTACAACGCATAGATAAATTAGAAAATTTTTCAACAGATAAAGAATATAAAAAAATCCGTAAAGCAATGCTGGCAGGAGAAAGTTTATCTGAGCATTGTCAGGCATGTTATCAATTGGAAGATAAGAATGTGATTTCTGCACGCCAAGAAGAAACAGTAGAGTGGGCGATGCGACTTAATTTACAAACAGTCGATGATCTAAATAATATAATAGAACCAGTTTACTACGAAGTTAGGCCGAGCAATACTTGCAATTTAATGTGTAGAATGTGCTCGCCTATGTTCAGTAGTCTAATTGAAAAAGAACAAAAACAATTAGGCAAGCTACCACAAGAGTATACAGAAGAATACAGTAATTTTGATATAGTAAAAATAGAAAATATTGTAAAGTTGTATGTTGCAGGCGGTGAACCAACCGCCATGCCAGAATTTTATAACTTTATAAAAAAATGTGTGAGCCTAAAATATACTGATTTTGAATTTGTTGTGAATACAAATGCAATGAAAGTCTCAACATTATTACTTGAACTCGGATCCAATTTTAAAAATTTGCAGTATATCATCAGCATTGACGGTTATAAAAAACATAATGACTATGCTCGATGGCGTAGTAAATGGGCAACAATTATTGAAAATTCATACAAGCTAGAGAATAACGGACACAAAATACATTTTAACACTACGTTGAGCTTGTGGACAGTATTTGACTATCATAAACTTATACATTTTCTCGACAACAAATTTCCAAATTGCTTAATACATGGACAATACGCAGATGGTTATTCGCCATTTATTTTCAAATATACTCAAGAACAAATTAGCAATCTTGAGTCGATCTGTACTACAAACATTTACAATAATAATTTACTGTTTCAAAGTTTTATCGATGGAACTATTGTTAGTGCTAAACAAAGTTGGAACAATAAAATAGCTCTTAATAAATTTTTTACGTATAATGATGAAATTGACAATACAAGAAAAAGTAATCTACGTGAATATATACCTGCACTAGAAGATCTTAGATTGCGTATTGACAATGTGTAATAACTATAGTATAATTAATAAAACAACAGGAGAACAAGATGGGACTAACTAGACCTAAAGCAGTGCAAATGGAAAAGCCAAACAAGAAAGATGATCCACATTTTTGGGTAAGTCTTGTGAAAAGTGCAATTAGAATAGCGGCATGTTATATGCTTTTTATTGGCAGTATCGAAATTGCCGCAGTAACACTTGCTATAGCAGAATTTGCAGGAATAGGTGAAGAACTAGTATAATGAGTGCTGATGTCGACATAGACTTTGCTGACAGGCAACACATAATGGATCTTATTAAGTGTACACCTGCACGTCAAAATGCTGAAGGACGTAAGCATAATAGTGGTGTCTATGTTACACCTATACCCATAGATGCACCTAACGGTTGTGCTAGTATTGACTATGAGTATGCAGAACAACGTGGATATTTTAAACTAGATTTACTTAACCAAAGTGTGTATACACTGATACGTGATCAAGCACACTATGATACTATGTTAGCTAAAGAGCCGGAATGGCATAGATTACAAGATAAAAGTTTCTGTGAACGTATAGTGCATATAGGCAACTACCACGATTTGCAAGTAGCAATGCAGCCTAACTCAATAGCTCGTATGGCAGCGTTTATAAGCATTATACGTCCAGGAAAAGCACACCTACAACACAAGCCATGGAAAGAAGTATTTGAAACGGTTTGGGACGGTGATGATAGTGCTGGTTTTGTGTTTAAGAAATCACATGCAGTAAGTTATGCACGTTTAGTAGCTCTGCATATCAACCTCCTTGCGGAAAACTTATGACCTCTTATCCTGTTACGTTTGATATACAGTCTACCGGAGAACATCATCTTAATTTTTCTTTGTTGATAGACAATAATCTTGTGTACAAAGGTACCACAAAAAATGGCAACGGCACAGTATCATGTGATTATAATCAAGCGGCTGTTGAGGAGAGAAATTTAAAAATTGTTATATCTGGGAAAAAACAACTAATCGAAACATATGACGATGCATACACTGCGTTACATATTAAAAAATTGTGTATAGCAGATATGGACATTACGAAATTTGCAAACTGTGCTTATACACACAATCAAAATAGCTTTGGAGATGATACAATCGAACAGTATAACAGTGTGAAAGGTTTTCCATACGTGCTTGGTTTTGATGGAGAGTTGTGTATTACGTTTTACACTCCATTGGCATACTGGTTAATAAGGGATTTTCCTTACTAGTAATTAGATTCTTCTTGAATAACTGTTAAGAGTTTTTTTGAG